AATGTTACTGTGTTTGGAAAACCAGATTGCTCCGGTAAATCAAGTAAATCAGTTCGGTATTGTGCCCACTCTGTTTGTTTAGCTTCTGTTAGTTCATTCCATCGTAAAGGATTAGAAACTATAGGGTCTACTTCTAATGCTAATTTACTATCACGTTGAGCTCTAAGACTTGCTGCTAGTTCTGCATCTAGTTCTGCTTGAGTAGGTGCTACATAGGCTGCATAGTCTGAACCAATAAGTTCAAGCAACTTACTATTGTCTATAGTCATATCTGTGTCATTAGGATTTAATGTATAAGCTATCCAACCAAAAGTTGGATGGTTAATTTCTACATCAAACATAGTATTTTCTGCGTTTAATGATTGTGCGTTACGAACTTCTGTTATTTTTATAGACATTTTTTTACCTTTTTTTTATTATGATATTCTTACCCAAAGTGAAGTACATAATGCACCTGCAGCATTAACTGTACCACCTGCATATTCTGCAGTTTGACCCATTAATCGCCAAGTTCCAGACAAACTTTCATTTGAAAAACCATGTTGTCCTGAATAATCTGTATATGAGTTAGCTGTTCTCAAACTACTTCCTGCTAAAGTTGCACCACCATCTCTATCAGCTACACTCCCTGATGAATTAGCAAAACAATAAGTACCTACAGCATCAAAAACAGTATCTCCAACAGTTACTGTTCCAGAAAAAGTAGCATTTTCTGAAGTATCAAAAATTAAAGCATCTGCACCAGCACCATTATAATTTATTCTAAAAGTGTCATCAGTATGAGTATAAACATACCATTGTTGAGCTTGGTCATCTGTTGTTCGTAAACGTAAAGCTTTATTAGCTATTATGTCTCCACCAAAAATAGCATTACCGGCGTCAGACATATCAAGGGTAAGGGCAGTAACAACAGAACCACCATCATTACCTACAAAGTGCATATCTGCATCTGAAATAAGAGACTGTATAACAAAACTATCGCTATCATCTTTAAACTGTGCATACATAGACGAACCATCAAATAATCTTACTTCGCCATTATCGTCAGCACTTAAATCAATTCTACCTGCTGAATCAATAGTTAAATCTCCAGAACTTAAATCTATTTCTGTACCATCAATAGTAATATTATCAATAGTAATACCACCATCTAAATCGGTTAGTCCTGAAGTTACTTTTGTTAGTGCCATCTTATTCTCCTCCTTCTAGAGTTTCTATTCTAGTTGTTAGGTTGTCTATTATAGTTTGTTGTTCTTGGATTGCTTTTGTTAAGATTGCAGTTAATTTACTATAATCCATACCTTGCATTTCTTCCCCATCTTTTTCACCTACTATAGCGTATGGCACTACTGATTGTGCTTCATGGGCAATAAAACCTTCAACTATTTCATCAGTATTAGTTTTAAAATTGAATTGAGCAGGTTTTAAATTTTTAACTTTAGATATTGCATCCCAATCATAAACTAAGTTTTCCTTCATTCTGTAATCAGAACTTGTTACATAAGCTGTAGCTGAACCAGATGTAGTAATACGACCAACTTGACCATTGCTATTGTTAAAAGTTATATGATTACAAGAACTGCTACCAACATCTTTAGTATTTATTAGTCTACCTCCACTAGATACATTTAGAATTTCTACTCTAGCACCAGAAGTACCAACATCGCTTGTAGTACCTATCATAAGTGCTCCACCTGATGCAATTCGTATTCTTTCTGTATCATCTGTCAGAAATAACATATCTTTGGAACTGTTATAGCCAATGTAACCTGAATCACCACCTACTTGATTATTTGTATTAAGTTCTAAATAAACTGTACCTGCACTATTTTCAAATTTTGCTACTGTACCACCTGAGTCTGACCTTTTTACATGAAACAATCTATCAGGAGAAGTTTCTCCAATTCCAACATTACCAGAAGAATCAATTCTCATTCTTTCTGCAGAAGATTCAGTGCCGTCAGATGTAGTCAAAAATCTCAAAGCTGTGGGATTATCTCCGTCTGCGTGTGTTCCCTCTGCTGTTGCTCTTATAGAAGCAAATTGGGTTGTTGCACTATTATCATCACCATAAAAAAGAATACCGCCCAAGTCATCATTTGCGACAATACTTGAGTCATCTCTGAATAAACTAATAAATCCTGCAGCATCTGTACCTGTAACTTGTAATCCTATGTTTGAAGCTATTGAAGTTGTAGAACCAATTAAAACGCTACCAGAACCATCAATTATCATACGTTCAGAACCACCAGTATCAAACCTAATTTTATCTTCGTCAGAGCTTTCCTCTACTTGTATCTTCGTATCACCATCGGCATCTTGGAAAGTAGTTACAGCTACATTTGTAAATGTTATACATTCTACTTTTGTGCCAGTAGGAGGAGCAGCACTAAATGTTAGTGTGCTACCTGAAACTGCATAAGTGTCTTTGTGTTGAACAACACCATCAATAGTTACAAAGGTTTGATTCTCAGATGAAGGAGTTGTACTTAAAGCTAATGTAGTATCTGAACCATCACCAGTCATAGTATCTATAACAGGAGCAGAACCTACAATACCTGCTTCAACTGTAAATACTTCTATAACTCTACTATTAACAGGAGCTGTGGCAAATGTTAAAGTTGTGCCTGATACAGTGTAAACATTATCTGCTTGATATACCCCATCAATAAATACTAATAAATTATCTTCGTTTGATGCACTAATACTTAATGTAAATGCTGTTGTGCTTCCATCGCCTGTAAAAGTATTTTTTGTAAAAGCATTACCAACACTATTTCCACTTCCAGAAGAAGCAAAAGTAATACTATCTCCTGAAGCATCAGTAGTAAGTGTCATACCACTTCCAGCTACTAGTGTTAAAGTATCAGTAGTACTATCAGCAACTACGTTAGACTGTCCGCTAACTGCAATCGTAGAAAATAAATTCTGTGAACCACCACCACCAGAGGAGGCAAAAGTAATTGTATCGCCAGAAGCACTTGTAGTAATCGTCATGTTACTACCAGCTACTAAAGTAAGTGTGTCTGCTGCTGCATCAGCAACAACATCATCTTGACCAGAAACAGATATAGTTTTAAATGCTTCTGATACTGAACCACCACCAGTAACACTAAAGTCTAATGTGCCATCAGAGTCTTCATAAGTTACAGTAATATTTGATTCAGTGTTACTAGATACCATAGCACCTACAGTATCTTGAATAACTTCTGTTAAGTCTATGTTTGCTGTACCATCAAAAGATACACCATGTATTGTTCTTGCATTAGCTAAAGCTGTAGCTGTATCTGCCAAGCCTACAGAAATATTAGCTGTACCATCAAAACTTGTACCACCAATAGTTCTAGCAGTTGCTAAAGCTGTTGCAGTTGCTGCGTTACCAGTAATATCACTTGAAGTAAGTGCAATTGTACCAGCTGTGGCAGGAAGAGTTATCGTAGGATTACCACTAAAACTTCCGTGAGCTGGTGCTTGTAATCTTGCGTAGTGAGCATTTGAAGACTCACAATAAAAATCTATGTATGATTGTGTACCACCATTTTTTATAGCAATAGCACCTTGAGAAATAACAACTCCATTTGTAGAGCCACCACCGACACCAACAGATGTAGTAATTTCTAAAGCAGCAGGTAAAGCAAAGTCTAAAGTATTATCTGAATCTTCGTAAGTAACAGTAATGTTAGATTCAGTATTAGAGCTAACCATAGCTCCAACAGTGTCAGAAATAGTTTCTGCTAATGTGATACCTCCAATAGTAATTGCATCTGCTTCTAATGTACCATCTATATCGGCATCACCACTAATATCTAAAGTAGCTGCATCAAGCTCACCACTAATTGTAATATTACGACCACCAGTTATATCTTTGTTTGCATCTGTTATAATAGCTTTACTTGCTATTACTGTACCATTAGTAATTCCATCTATAAGATTAATGTCAGCTGCACTAGCAGTAACACCATCTAAAATATTTAATTCTGCAACTGTTGAAGTAATACCATCAAGAGCATTTATTTCTGCTGCTGTAGCTGTAACACCATCAAGTATGTTTAATTCAGCTGCAGTACTAGTAACTGCTGTGCCATTTATAGATAATGCATCTGTTTCAAGTGTACCATCAACATCTACATCTCCACTTACATCTAAAGAACCTGCATCAAGTTCTCCTGTTAGTGTAATGTTTCTTGCACCAGTAAAATCTTTATTACTATCAACTACAATAGCTTTAGAAGCTGCAACAGTTCCTGCTGTTATACCGTCTATAGTTTCTAATTCAGCTTCACTTATATCAGCACTACCAATAACAAAACTTGTACCTGTAATAGCTGTACCTGTAATAGCTGCTGCACTTGACCCACCAATAACAGCACCATCTATAGTACCCCCATTAATATCTGCAGTATCTGCAACAAGACTATCTATGTTTGCAGTGCCATCTATAAATAAATTTCTCCATTCCTGTGAAGAACTACCTAAGTCATAAGTATCATCATCATCAGGAATAATACTTGAGTCTACGTCTGCACCAAATACTACATTATCAGTATTGGCATCACCCATAGTAATTGTACCACCATTAAAAGTTGTAGTACCTGTGACTGTTAAATTACCTCCGACATCAACATTACCTGTAGTAGTTATTGAGTCTGTAAAAGTATCTTTAAAACGTAATGAAGTTGTTCCTAAATCTATATCACTGTCTGTAACAGGAACTAAAGCACCATCTTGTATTCTTAACTGTTCAACTGCTGCTGAAGATACTTCTACATAAAATCCTACTCTATTATTAGTGCTATCAATTTCTACTTTGTTTAAAAAATCTAAATCACCAATTTTAAATATGTTACCACCTTGTCCAGCAGTACCATCGTGTCTGTGTCCAGTATTAGATGCACTAGATGAAGAGTATGCAAAAGCATTTACTAATTGATTATACTCATTATTAAATAATGCAGCAGTAATAGTATCACCATCACTGAATGTACTTTGTCTTATATATGCTTGTGCCATTTATTATCTCCTACCCGAAGGTATGTAATCTACATAAAAACCATTAATTGTATATGATGGTTTTGTATCTTCACTTATTACTGTAAAATTGTTACTCGTTCCACTGCCCTGTAAAGGCACTCTTATCATTGGGTTGTTTTGTCCAGCAAATTTATTAGTAGCAAAAACTGCTTCACTAAATATAGATGGTGGATTTATTACACCTAAGTCAATTAAGTCTAAAGGTTGTGGTACATCTGAACTGTTAAAATCAAATTTAATTTGTACATCCGGTTCAACAATACCTTCGGCAGCAGCTGAAACTCTAAGATAATGTAAAGTTTTTAAAGTTCCTAAATCACCATAATCATAATCTGGTGTTGTATATCTTGCTAAGATTGATGAACCATCAAAATTATTACCAGTGTCATGTTCATAAACAAAACCATTAGTATCACCATGATATATTTTTTCTATACCATTAGTATCAAAACCTGAACCAATAGCTGTAACTTCTAAACCTCTAGTCTCAGACCACTCAAAACCATTTGGTCTTAACGTACCTATAATGCCTTGCTGAGATGCATTAGTAGCTCCAGTATTAGTATAAAATAAACGATACTGAGACTTTTCTCTTAACACAATACTATTTATGGTAAATAAATTTATATTGTTTGCTAAATCTGTTATTGTTGGTTGTATAGATTGACTTATAGTTCCTAACTCTACATCACCAATTCTTGCTGTACCAGCTATTGTTCTTAATCCATCTGGTGCTAAAAATATTAAATCACCACCAATTTCTTGAATACTGTAACCACTTAAACAACCTACGTTTTTGGTTACTGGTATTACTGCAATCGTACTTGCATTATTTATATTCTGTAGTTTAAATATTGAGTTTTCACAAAATATAAATAATTCATTACGGAAACTTTTAATACCTTCTATCTGGTCTTCAATAACAATACTACCTGAACCAGTGCTAGTAAAATCTGTTGGGTCTAAAGTACCACTATAAAAAATAGTATTTAAATTATCTTCTACTCCAGCAGCTATTAAATGTTTGTCATGGACAGTTACATGCTTAACATGTTTAGTTCCGGTAACTGTTATCTCACTACTAAAGTAAGTTCTACTATTTAAGTTAGCACCTGTACCTTCCATTCTAAACTGATAAGGCTCGTTTGCTCCATCAGCTATAATTAACGTACCATAATCTGAAGTTGCTGATTCAAATAAAGCAAAACTTATTTGTCCTTGTCCAGTTCTAGCTAAAACACTACGACCTGTAAAAGTACTATAGTTATCACCACTACCAGATACTGAACTTCTATTTATTTGTAAGTAGGTTATACCGTCTTGAGTAAAATAAATATTAGTACCAGCACAAACAACTACACCATCAGCATAAGGAATAACTCCTAAAATATCTGTTGTGCCACCAGTCGGTTGAGTTGAATCCGTAGTACCAAACTTTTGATAGCCATTAATTCTTCTGTAACCACCTTCTATAGAGACTTCAAAGTTTCTTAACTCGGTAGCAACTCCGGGAGCTCTTAATAGGTCTATAGCATTTGAAGAGTTTACTAAACCTCCTGCACATGCTACTGTGTATGGTTGACTTCTAGGCATATTATCCTATAATTTTTTGTACGAATGTTGGCGTTACTTTTTCAGCTATTGTCGCATCTAGACCAGTTTTCATTTCTGTTACTTTATCAGACGTTAAAGCTGCTTCGACCCAACCTTGTACATCACTTGCAGTTAAATCTGCAAATTCTGTAAAGCTTGATAAGTCTGAAGTATCTAAAGCCTGAGACCCATATACTGTTTCAGTTTGCGGATTACCGTCTGCATCATTATTAGTGTCATCAGTAGCTGTTAGTCGCCAGTGCACATTATAAACTACGTCAGACTTAGAGTCTTTAGTAGGATAAGTGTCCACCGTTTTTACATCCCATTCATATGATATTGCCATTTTAACCTCCTTTGAGTGTGTTAATTTCAGATTGTAAGGCTTCAATCTGTTCTTGTTGTTCTTGAATTGCTTTAACTAACGCTGGAATAAGACCACCCTGACCAAATGATTTTGCATCAGTAAGAGTGTCGTGTTTAAAATCTCCAACAAACTCATCAAAACCTGCTTCTTCGCATTCTTGAGCTACAAACCCAG